TTTCCATTATACTGGCGTGCTGCAAATCCGAATCGCTGTTCTTTGTATATGAAATAGATCTCGAAAGGAACCCCTGAAGGGATGCCTGTTACGATCATATCTCTTGATGATCTGGAAAAAATGATCTCGTTGCTTTCTGGCCCAGTTATATTCATGGTGTTATATTTTAAGCAAATGTACTTCTACAGGAATAGATGAAAAAGGACGTTACACTGATATGAAGTCTCCGGATGCGTCGATGGATCCGGAAGCGACATTCACAGAAACGGAAATTTTCAAAGGAATCCATTCGCGTCCTTTAAAATAGATCTTCTGATACATCCTGAAGGAGGCGATATCCTTGGTTGTTAGCTTGAGATCGACGGTCACTACCTGTCGTCTCTTTTCCAGCCATGCGGCAAATTCAGAGTGATATTTCTCGAGCAATCTTGTAGGATCTAACGAGAACCCCAGATCCTTATCCTGGAAGATAGGAACGCCGAAAACATCGGAATCGGCAGTCGGTACCGGAATGAATCCCTTGTCTGTCATCTGGCCGTCACTGATTATTCCTATCAATACCATGGATCCTCTTTCTTCGCCTATGGAAGGAGGCGTGATCAGTGGCGCGACTATCAGGTCGAGAACGGATCCGGATTCGTCGATAATCGTGTCCGGAACAGGACGGACGACGGTCATCGATATGGAATTGTCAAATGTATCGTCGTCTGATTCTGTGGCGTCCACATTATTGCAAGCGCGCAGGACGCTGTCTGCCATTATCGGAGGATCCGAATACCGCTTGTCGGCTGTCAGCGCATGAAAGACTGAGAAGATGTCTCCTGTCGGGGTGTGCAGGAGGGTGTATGACTTTTCTCCTGCATAGACATTGGTCCTGAAGATGTTGTAATATGAGGATTTATTCAGAATATCTCCATCTTCCAGGTCAGAAGCCAGGTCGTTCATGTTGTAGGCGTTGTCTGACGAATCATCCTCGAATTTCAGGATATATTTCTTTGGGGTTTCCGGTCTGCTGGAAAATTCATCGGAGATCTTATCGCTCCAATCGACAACCGGTGCAGACGACAGGATCCTGCCGGCTCTTTTCAGTCTGAACTTCTCGCCGTCCTTATAGAAAGCGGCTCCGAAGATCTTTGCCAGATTCTTGAAGAGTTCCAGCTTGTTGATTTTCGGAAGTGTCTCGTTCATCGGGATGATTATTCCGAATCCGTTCGGCGCCGATGTTGCTGTCGGCTTGTACGGGCATATCATGTATATTTTCTGAAGATCCTGCAGGATATCATCGTCGATGGTCAATCCGGATCCGAATTCATCTATCAGGAAGTCATACAGTCTGACAGCCGGCGTAAACAGGGAGTCATAATCGCCGGGGAAATTGTGGTACCTTATCGGAACTTCGACAATCAGGTTCGGATCCTTTGGATTCGACTGTATGGTAGTCATGACTGCAGACTTGTTGATAAGTGTTGGCGCCTTGATTTTGTCGTGCATGTTGTCTCGGATCTGCTGGTAGTTTCCATCCGGGGACCTGGGTGTGATGTATCCCAGGAAGTTATTTTCGGAAATATCCTTGCTCTCCAGCTTTGTGATGCTGTCTTTCGCCGCGAAATTGTATTTGACGAATCCTTCATCGATGGATTCATAGATAAGGATTCCGGACATCAGCTTGAATCCGTTCACATATATATCTGCAATAATGGAATTCTTTGAAGGTTCCATCATCAGCGCCGGGATGTATCCGAATTCGTTGCAGTTCTTATGTGATGGAAGGAACGATATCGCTGTGGAATAAGGAACGGGAACAGCCTCTGTATCGAGAAGCGGCTGTTCCATTTCAATTTCGAAAGTTCCCTCGGGATCAAGGTCGAGGGAAACGCCGTTTATGGTGATGATCTCTATCATTATGCTTGACCGTTTTTCTTCATTTTGTTGTAGGATTCAAATGCCTTGACCAGCCCATGAGGCCCCAGCATGGCCACTATTGCAGGGGTCGGGTCATCCATCTTTCCGCGGATATCGCGCATCAGTTCCAGGATCTCGATGAATACGGGATCGTCATCAGGTGAATCCGGATCCGTCAGTGTCGTCGATGTAGATACGAATCCTCCTGAAGCCCTTCCTGTCATGGTCGGTGCGTACAGGCTTTCGTATGACAGATCCTTCAGAGTACCGCGCTGACGTGCGGTCTCGATCGTGTTCAGGAACGGAGCAAGGGACGGATTTGAGACGCCGTCTGCAGGAATGACATATTCGGTACCGCCTTCGCCGACCAGGGCTGTCGGTGTAGATATGAATCCTCTTGAATCCGGAGACAGGCGGGCGTCGAAGATGCGTCCGTCCTGTTCGCGTCTGACCTTCATGCGTCCTCCCTTTGCGTATCCGGTCGTGATCGGGGTGGATGCGATCAGAGCGATCTCCGTCGCTCCCATGGCTGCCACGATTCCGGCGTTGATGAAGTTCAGAGGCGGCACCATGGATCCGAGCGCCTTCGTCACTCCCATGGCTGTATTGATGATCGCCTGGGTCAGTGACAGTGCCTTCTCGCGTTTAGCCTGCTTCAGCGCCATTTCCTCTTCCTTGGCGGCATATTCCGCATCCATAGCTTCGATTTCAGCCTGATACTGCGCTTCTGTAATCAGTCCGGCGTCCAGGCGTTTTTCCAGCGCGCTTCGCTTCTTGTCCTGATCCTTCTCGAACTGCTTCAGGTTCTTTGCTTCGATATTTGCCTGGCGATCCATGGCCATGGATACGATGTTCATCGCATCCTGGGCTGCAGCTCCGAATGCATCGGCTGCCAGGGACATCTTCGTCCATCCGTCCACGCCTTTGTCGAACAAGGCGAACCACTCTTCGCTATCCAGCCCGAACATGGTACCGGTCTTCTTGGTAGTCGGATCTGCAGATGTCTTTTTTGATGTCTTCGGTGTGGTACCGTCCATTTCGTTACGGATGGCGCGGATCTCTTCCAGCTTCTTTCGTACCTGTTCCAGTTCTGCAGGGGTCAGTCCGGTAAGGGATACGTCGATTTCTCCTTCCAGATTCAGGACTGAATCGAGGATGTCCTGAAGTTTCAGGGCGTACTCCATGTCGATCTTTGCGATCTCTTCAGCCTGATCAGCCTGAAGCTGCTTCAGATCCTCGCCGTTTGCACGGGCAAGGGCAAGTTCTTCCTGATGCTCATTCTTCAGCGCTGCGATCTTATTCTGGTGTGCGATATCGGCTTCGGATATCCGGGCTGTAAGGAAGTCCATTTCGATCCTGGACATCTTCAGTTCATGCTGTTTCTTGGCTGCTTCCAGTGCTGCAGCATTACCGGCATACTTGACCTGCAGATCTGCATATCTCTTGTTTTCGGCTGCTATCGCATCGTCGCGGATCTGCTGGCTAGTGCGGGCGCTGTCGGCGGTCATGGCTGCTATCTCTTTGTCCAGCTGCTCCTGGGCCTTTGCTGCAGCCTGCTTCTGCTTCATGAGACGATCCTGAAGATCATCTTCGAGTGCAGCGCGTTCGTCTGCAGACAGACTGTCAAGTTTCAGGCGCTTCTGAAGGGTGTCGATTTCCAGCTGCAGGATCTGTTTGTTCAGATCCTCTTCCGTATTGATCACGCCGCCGTTGTAGTCTTTCTTCAGTTTCGCGCGGGCTGTCAGGAAGTCCTTATCCTTGGAAAGTGACCATTTGCCGTCATCGTCGCCTCCTGCGTATGGATCCGGTTCACCGTTATCGCCGTCGATGCTGTATCCGGATGTGGTCGGCGTCGGTGTGCCGTACATCTGATCCAGTAATTCGGTCGCGCGTGATGCGGAGTCGATGACGGTATCCAGACCGTCGAGAAGGCCACGGAGTTTGTTTCCGCGGAACCACATCTGATTTCCTCCCAGTTCGAAGAAGGTACCGAACAGTTTGTTTCTAAGCTGCTGCTGTTCGGCTGCTGACAGTGATGCGTCGGATATTGCGTTCTTGTATTCCAGGACAGCCTGAGTCATTTCCGCGCGCATGGCGGTCGTGGTCTCCTGGCCGATGGATTTTTCCAGCACTTCGATGAATCCGGTGACTGTCTTCTTTGTCTGGTCGGTGACCTGGGCGTTGATCCTGGACATTTCCTGTTCCTTTGCCTGCAGGCGGATCTTGTTTTCCAGCTGCTCATTGACAGAAGACAATGCCTTTGCCACATCTTCGTTGCTGGATTTCTCTGTCAGGAGTGCAGGAAGGTAGTCCTTGTATTGGGTATTGATCGCCTTGATTGCAGCTGCTCTTTCGTCGGATCCGACCTTTGCCCGGCGTACTGCAGACAGAAGATCGTCGGTATTGCGTCGGTTCCTGTCTATCTCTTCAGCCGCGTCGGCGTATGATTCCGACATCTTGCGGTTCGACTCTTCCAGATCCTTCTGCAGCTTGCGCTGTTCCTTCCATCGTGAGATCAGCGGGTCGAGTGCGACCCTGAGTAGTCCGAGCGCTGCGACGACCAGTCCGACCGGCCCCATGGCTGTCTTCAGCGCGGTGCCGAACAGTTTGGCTGCAGAAGCTGCTGCCTTGAAGTTTCCTGCCAGAAGGTTCTTGACGGCTGAATAGGCGATCGTCGATGCCTTTGCGCCTTCGAGGGTCGCAACCTCTTCAGCCAGTGCCTTCCTGTTTGCCTTTGACCAGAAGTTCCTGAGTTTGTCGGCTGCCACGTCTGCCAGCTTTGCGACTGTCAGCGCCAGGATCACGCCGCGCATCTTGACGGTCAGTGCGATGATCTTGGCACCGATTCCGATTCCCAGATCTGCAAGATCCATCACTTCAGTCACTACAGGCATGAGATCCTGACCCATAGCGACCATATCTTCCTGAATGGCTTTCTTCTGTTTCTCCAGAGACGCGGTCGCTGAAGTGTTCTTTGTCTCGAACTCTTCCAACAGTGAGGATCCTTCTGTGAAGCTCGCGTTTGCAAGATCCTGCTGGTTCCTGAGTTCGTCGGTGTTCTTTGAGAGAGTACCGAGAACCTGGACGGCGCGCTGGCCCTGAAGGTGCATTTCTTCCATGGCTGCCACGACCGAATGAAGGGTTCCATCAGATCCCTTCATTCCTTCCAGTACGCGGATGAACGCCTCGTTCACGTCTTTGTTCAGGAGGTCGGCGAAGTCCTGGACTTCCATCTTTGCGATATCGGCGAATGTCTCCGTCTTCTTGAACATGGCCATGATGGTCTGACCTATGGCGGTGGATGACATTTCCGCGGTCTGACCGTACTTGTCGAGGGTGGCTGCGAGTCCCAGGATCTTGTCGATGCTGATCGATGCGTTCGGCGCGATACCTGCCAGACGGCGGGTGAAGTCCACGATATATCCTTCGTTCGCGGTCGATGCCATACCCAGTGAATTGACGGCGGATCCGACCTTGATCATGGCGCTTTCGAGTCCGAACTGACCTTCCAGCTGGAAGATATCGACCATCTTTCCGATCTGGGCGATGGCTGCTTCCGCGTCGCCTCCCAGATCTTCCTTCAGTGCGACGTTGATCTTGTCTGCAGCGCGGACGAATCCCAGAAGATTCTCCTGTCCTTCGACTCCCAGCTTACCGCCGATCCTCAGAAGTGCCAGGAGTTCGTTCTGAGCGGTGCGGGTGTCGATCTTTGCGATTTCGTCAGAAAGGGCTATGACTTCGGATTTCGACAGGTTTGTCGTCTTCATGGCGTCGGTAAGGGCTTCGTCGTACTCCATGAATTCGTCTGTCAGCCTTGTGACGCCGCTCCAGATGCGTGTCAGCACGCTGATTCCGGAATGGATGACAGCCCAAAGATCGCCCCAGCCCTTGATCTGGATTCCCAGGATCTTGTGAGTGGCGTCCGTCGCGCGGTTGAGTTCCATCATGCGCGCCTTGGTCGCCTGCAGTTCGTTTGACAGTCTGGTGAAATTTTCGGTACCGGGAACCGCTTTCGAGAGTGCGGCGCGGGTCTGACCGGCATGCTTTCTCAGTTCCTGAAGGGTCATCGAGGTCAGCGGCATGCCTTTCCGCATGTTTTCCAGTTTGCGGTTGTAGTCCGTGATGGCTGCTGCATTCTCCTTGATAGCGATCTCGACTTCGCGGTACTGCTGTGTTTCGGTCTTGCCGGCTGCAGCGAGACGGTCGCGGGTCTCCGTGAGGCGCTTCTGCGCCCTGGTCAGGACGTCGAGTCCCTTTTCATAGTCTGCGATCTGCTTTCGTGCCTTGTCGCCGTTGATTATGATATTGAGCCTCAGGCTCTCTTCTTTGATTTTTGCCATAAATCCGGAGTTTATGGCACAAAAATAGCCGCTCGAAAGCGGCTAATAAAGGACAGGAAAAACTGTCAGAAGAACAGGATTTCAAGCGTTCTCAGGGCTGCCTGAGGCAGTTCCAGATAGATGATCAGCCAGATGGCCAGGGCTGCCAGGATCGTCAGAACGACGAATCCCAGCACCGTGTCCGGATCCCATTCGACGGCTGCCAGTTCCTGACGGTTTTCCTTCTTGAACAGTCCGATGATGAATGCCGGCACGGCGGTCGCGAACAGGACGATGAACCTGAACAGTGCGTATGCCAGCCAGACGGCTGCTATGATAAGAATTGCTAAACCTATGAGTCCCATTTCTTTGTAATTTTTGTAAATTTATAAAGAATTTTCAAGGATTTTCACTCTTCGTCATCGATTTCGCATGGTGACAGTGCGATGAAGAAGTCCGCCATGAAGTAGGATGATTCCTGAAGGTACTGCAGGACGTCCTGATAGGTGTTGTGGAACAGTTTCGAGAAGTTTTCCTTCCTGTCAAGTTTCTTGATTCGCGCGCGGATCCGGTGAATGTCCACCATGATGTCCAGGATTTTGTCTGCAGTATTCATTTCAGGCCCTCCTTTTCTTCTGCCAGTGCCTTGGCGATCGCGTTCAGATACGCCGATGTCAGCGCTGAAATGTCAGACCTTGCATTGTCCAGATTGAACTTTGCGGATTCATACAGGCTCTGAAGCGCCTCCTTTGTCGGTGCGTCGAGGCTTTCGAACCATGTGTCCAGGTTCTTTGCCAGTGCCTTCACTTTTGCCAGATGTGATGTCGGATTCTGGAGTTCCGCCGTCCTGATCAGACGGTTTTTGTTTTCGTCGTAGGTCATAACGATAAAGTATTAAATAAAAATCCAGCCTTTACGGGCTGACCTACATACATAACCTTGCGGCGTGTACAGTCGAGGCTTTCGCCTTCGACGCCCTGGCTGGAAAATTATATTCTATTGTCTTGAGTTCAGGGAACCGCCGCTAATAGAATGTGTGTCGTTATGTAGTAGGTCACTACAAATGTAAGCAAAATTTTTGCAAATCGTGAAAATTCTTGTGAAAAATTTTGGCGAAAGGGTCGGAAAACTTGTCAAGACTTGTGTCCAATTCCGTACAAGTCCAAACAAAAACCGCCTTGCAGATGCCTGCAGGGCGGTTTTGACTTGTGTCCAAAAGTGACCAACTTGTGGCAAACTTTTTTCCTGAAGATCAGTTCAGATCCTTGAATTTGGCTGCGACTTCCTCGGTGTATCCGTTCATCAGGCGGTCTGCAATCCGGGCAAAGGTGCCGTATGTGAATCGGTTGTGGATCCTCTTTCCTTTGCGGGTCTTTCCGCTGGCCAGCCTGGTCTTCATGTCGAGGAACCTCTCATAGACGGGGTGATCGAAGGTCAGGACGCCGCCGGATATCCTGACTGTTCGTCCGGACTGCAGATATCCGGATCGTTTCTTCAGGACGGTGCTGATCTGACGCCCCTGGGCTTCGAGCATGCTTTCTCCCTCTTCCTTCAGGACGGAGTCTATGAATCTGTCGATTGCTGCCATTATTCAAGTGTGATGTCGAGGATCCATCCGAAGAATCCGCCGAATACGGATGCCGTCGGCGTCAGTGCGATCTTGCTGACCGAAAGTCCTCGAAGGTTGCTGCATGCGCCTTCTGTGTTGCTGATGATCTGCAGGGAAATGTCTTTCGCGACCTCGCTCATGCGGTCATATAGGTCGTTGATCTTGTCGTCGGTACCTCCGTTTCCCAGATCTGCATGAAGGACGAATATGACTGTGTTGATGTCGTACTGTGTCAGTTTTCCGTCGGTCGAGAGTTCCGGACGGGCTGACGCCACGACTATCCCTGTGGTCGTGGCCAGCCTCTTGACGATGTTCGCCTGGTCAGTGACGAAGATGTTCGTCAGGTCGGCGGTCTTCAGGTTCTTCAGATAATCACTTACCCGTTTGAGTTTTGCGAATGGATTCATTTCTCTTGTGTTCTTTGTGGTTCGTCCACATGATCGAGAGTACCGAAAGAAGCGGTTCTTCGTCCACGCGGTCGATGTTTCCGATTGTGTTTTCCCTTGCCAGCTGGATCAGAAGGTCAGTCCAGTTGAATTTCGGCCCCGGCTGGTCAGCGCCGTTGAACAGTTCCTTCAGATCGACCTCTTCGGCGTCCAGTGTGATCTTTGAGTTCTGAAGGTATTCCAGACAGGATGAAAACCAGCACATGATCAGGTTCTTCTGCCATGCCGGGATACGGGATATCGCTCTGACGTCCTTCCTGAAGTCCTGACCGACAGGCTTGACTGACCGTCCGGCTCTGTTGGGTCTGCGTGACCGGCGGCGGTACAGGTAGGCGATGCATTCGTCCAGATCTGCGATGTCGTGACTCTTGAAGAATGATGTCAGGGCTGTTGAAGCGCCTCTGAATTCCCTGAACGTGAGGTCTGCGAGAAGATCTGCCGGGCCGATCAGGAGCGGGCCGAATTTGCTCCTGATCTCCGGCAAGGAGTTGATGACAGACTTGTATGCCAGGCGTGGCAGCTGATCAGGCTCCTTTGTGTCTTCGAACAGGAATCCCAGACAGTTGTGACATAGCCAGAAGACATTTTCGCTGATCTTTTGTGCAAATACCTTCTGTGTGCAGAATTTCCTGATGCTTCTGAAGGTTCTCTTCACTCCCATCAGATAATAAAGCACCCTGATGTTGAAGTCCAGGGGTGACAGTTCGTTCCGGACGCACTCTTCGTGTGTCCTGAAGACGAAACGGATCTGCTGTGGCGTCATTTCGTCCCAGCTGCTTGGGATCTCTATGGATGCGCCTTTTGCGTCTGGTATCTCGATCAGTGTCATGCTGTGAAGAATTTGTCTTTCGGATCGTTGTCTGGGAGTAGGGCTGCAGCCTCTGATGTCGGCGATATCGCCTGTCTGATGGTCTGAAGGGTGTCGTTCGCATCCTTCAGGAAGTTGTCAGCTGCGAAACTGATCTCCTTCATGGTGGCTGCCGATGTCTCGCGGTTGCCCTGGTATGACGGGGCGAACTGACGCGCGATCGACTGAGGGAAGATCACGATCGACCATCTTTTCAGGGCTGTTGCCAGCGCTGAAAGCACCACATATTTGACGGCTTTCTTGTTTCCTGACATCTGGTCGGCGTTCAGACCGGTCTTGCTCTGAAGCGAATCCTGGGCTTCGATCATCAGTGGCAGGATCTTGTAGAAGGTGTAGTGACTTCCGTCGATAGGATAGACTGTCTCGAACTGGGCCACGGTCTTGACAATGCATGATGACAGTGTGGCCGACAGCGGGCATTTATTCCAAAGCTCGCTGTTTTCTTCCTGAGGCAGGAAATGGAACAGGCCGTCCAGCGCCCTGTAGTATCTTTCTTTCATGGCTTTGTCGTCGCGGTCGATCATCCACTCGAACGGGATCTTTTCGTTTTCATCGACTTTGATCTTGCGTCCGCCTTCACCATGGGAGACGCCGGACAGCTGTGAATGCATCTGGACGGCCAGGCATGCGACCGGGCGTCGGATCGCATCGATCAGCTGCTTGCCCTCTTCCTGGTTCTCGCTGTCATAGGCTGCCTGAGCTGCCTTCATGATCTCGGTACCGACAAGATCGCCGACGATCTTTTCGGCGTCGAGGACTTCGTTTCTGATTGAATCGAACGGTGTCGATGCCGGGAAATTTCCTGCAATCTCATAGATTTCAAGTGATCCCTTTCCTGATTTATTGAATAGCATATCAGTTGTTTTTAATTCGTGCGGATGATGTCAGGCTCTCTTCTGACTTGACTGACTGATGATAGAATCCTATCTGAAGGTCTTTGTTCGGGAAGTTGAACGCGATCGCCTGGTTGATAGGCCCCAGGATGATGGAAGACGGGATCTCCACGTCTGAATTCAGGTACAGCTTGAAGGCGTACAGGAGTTCTGATCCGGATGCCAGTTTTCCGTTCACCATGATGTTCGAAAGTGACGGATGGAGTCCCATTCCGGATGTGATCGCCGATGTGGATGCTTCCGATATCTTCAGCTGACCCTCGATGAAGTCCTTTGTCTTCTGATCGACCGCCTCGACCTTCCATTCACGGGTTGCGCCTGTGTCATCGACCACGTCGATGGTGTGGAATGCCTTTCCGGCGTTGGTCTTGCCTGAGAGGGCTTCTGTCATGCTCTTCAGAAGTTTGACAGTGAGTTTTCTGATCTCGACTTCGATTTCCTGTTCACTCCAGTCTTCATGCAGGGTTCGGAGCATTCTTCGTCTCAAATCCCAGTATGCTTCAGGCGAATGGATGTGATATGCAAGGTTGATGCTGTTTTCGGTCACATACTTGAAGATGCTCGGGATCTCTGATCCGCGGATGATCCATTTCAGCGCGCCCCAGAACTGCGGGATCGAATAGAAGTCCCTGGAGAATGAATACAGGTGATTGTATGCCGCCGATACAGGGTATTTGCCAGGGTCTGAAGGGTCATATACCGGATATTTGGTCACGCCGGTATCCATGCAGCGCATTTCGAAGTTGCCGACGAAGATTTCCTTCACGTCCCTGATGTCCTTGGTGTTCGTCCATCCCAGACGGGCGTTTTTCGCCGGGATGTGTTCAAGGTGTGCGATCTTCTTTGCTCCGATCCTGGATCCTTTGGTCAGATGTACCGAATTGAAGAATCCTGACAGGTGCAGATAGTCTGTTGTGCATGCCCGGAGGTATTCCTCGAAGTTCCATGACTTCAGCCATTTCATGATTTCCTTGTCTTCCTTCCAGACCTTTGTGATGTTTCCGCCGGTGAAGTCGAGGCTGTAAAGCTGCGGGCCTTGCCCCCAAAGGAGTCCCATCTGACGGGCGATCACTCCTGGCACAAGGTTGTTGTCGCTGACTACATCGCGGATGAAGGTAGGAAGATCGTTCGACGGGCCATACGGCACGACTTTAGCCGGGCCGACAGAATGCGGTAATGTCTCCCAGTTTCCGCCTCGGCCCCATGAAGCGAAACTGTTCAGTGAGTGATCCAGACGGTTCGACAGGATGAAGACGCGCCCGTCATCCATGTGGATCGCATAGGAATGATTCGTGATTTTTTCTGTTTTCATTGTAGCGTGACTGTTTGGCCGTTGAAAGTCATGAGCAGGATCTGATAGAAGTGACGCGGCTCCTTTGTGTCCAGATCCATGTATCTTTCCACAAAATCGGCGTTCACATGATATGTCTTGGATTCTCTGGAAATGAGTTTTGCCCTTCTGACTTCCACGATTCCGTCGCTGGAACCTTTTGACAGGTTGCAGCTCATGAACGAGAAGCTGAAGGGTTTTCCTTCCTTGGAAAGGCGGCGCATCTCATGTATAGCATCAAACAGATCCATGGTGCAAATGTCGTTAGAGATAAGCACCTGATAAAGGACATGATGTGCCTTTTGCGACGACCGATCCGGGTCTTTGGAAAATCCGGTTCTGCAGGCGGAAACATCCGATATCACTACCGAAAACAGCCGATTTTCGGGGCTTTTCGGAGGCTGGAAAAATGGAATCCGCTGATGCTCATGACATTGGGTCTGCGGGCGTGGGAAAAGCGATTTTTTCGATGCTTCAAGAGCGCGTCCCGCCCTCTTGAAGACTTGCGGTTGCAAGTCTTCTCGAAAGGTGATATATGGCGGAAGGGGTCAGATCTGGGTGATGTCGATGTTGCCCTGGACGGTGCTGTGATGGTCTTTCACGATCCTTCTGAACTCCGGTGTCATCATCAGGTACTTGAATGAGTCGGACGGGTTGGTGGACTGTGTCGGGAGGTCTGATATCGGGAGCTTTTCGGACGATTTGTCTTTATAGACGATTCCGTTCTTGACCTTGGTGCGGGCGTTCTGAAGGGATAGCTTCAGGTGTTTGCATGCATAGGCGTCGATCCTCAGGGCTGGAAGACGCGGATTCTGTCCGGACATGAAGATCTGCATGAAGTGATGTTCCTCTGTCTGTTCCAGGTTTCCCTGTCCCATGGACATGAGGTGGACGCTCCATCCTGACCGTTTGCCCTCGCGGTCGTATTCGATAGCGCGCTTCAGTTCTGAGATCTGGTCTTTCTTGACTTTCTTGTAGCTGTTTCCGGCGCGGTCATAGTAGAGCTTCAGGATCTTGCGGCGGTGCGGTGCAAAGTAGTTGCGGAACTTCTCTCCCAGTTCCTGAAGGTAGTCAGGCGCCAGGGTGTAGAGGAACTTCAGGACGCGGAACACGGACGCGCCCTTCTCGATGCCGGGTTGTGCGATCGAGAAGGAACACATGTTTCCGAAGTCCACGCCGCCCTGAAGGGGTTTGTCCATATCGAGGTACCTCAGTACCCTGCAGTCTTCCGCCTCTCTGAGTCCGAACTGGTCGTATATCTTTTCGTTGATGCCGTCGAAGTAGAAGTGATGTTCCTGCAGATTCGAATAGAACCGGTCGCCGCTGCTAAGTGTGGGCTTCACTGAGAAGATCGCTGTCTTTGTGTCAGGGAGT